TTTGGCAGGTGGCAGGCGACCTGTTCATCAAGAACATGGACTGGCCGGGCGCGCAGGAGATGGCGGCCCGCTTCAAGAAGATCATCGACCCGAAGGTGCTGGCGGAAGACGACAAGTCGCCGGAACTTCAGTCTGCTGAACAGATGGTCGAGGCGCTCACGCAGCAGTTGAATGAAACCATGGGTATGGTCGAGAACATCCAGAACTCGATGGAGGCCCAAGAGCTTCAGATCAAGGCATACGATGCCGAGACGAAGCGGATCAGCGCCATGCAGCAGGCCATGACGCCTGAGCAAATCCAAGACATCGTCATGGGAACCATCGCGGCTGCGGTGGAGACGGGCGACATCTCGTCTGGCAAGCCCATGATGCCCCAGCCAACCGAAGCACCCCGCGAGATGCCGCTGGGGCCTGAGATGCTTCCTGAAGGAGCGCCCGTATGAGCAACTGCGACAAGTTTCTAGGGATGCTGTTTCTGGCGCGCGACGTGACCCACTCCGCGCACCTGAACACGCGGTCCTACGCCAAGCACAAGGCTTTGGGTAAGTTTTACGACGAAATCATTGAATTGGCGGACAAATTTGCCGAGATGTATCAGGGCAAGTATGGCCTGATCGGCCCTGTCGCGCTGATGTCGGCCGACAAGTCGAACAACGTGACCGAGTTCTTGGAGCGTCAGGCCGAGCAGATCATGAAGACGCGCTATGACATCGTGGACCGCGAGTGTACCCCGCTCCAGAACGTCATAGACGAGATTGTCGGATTGTACTATAAAACTCTGTACAAGCTCAAGTTCCTCGCATAAGGACCGCTACCTATGGGCCTCAAAACCACAACCGTTTGCCTCGGCTATCAGCAGATTACGCCGAACTCCGCCACCAGCCTCACGGTGCCTGCGATTGCGCCGGACGGCTCCAAGCAGCAGGCCACCTTCGCGGTCATCACGCCGGAAATCCAGAACGTGCGCTGGCGGGACGACGGTACGGACCCCACGGCGTCGGTCGGCATGCCGATCTATGTTGGCACGTCGTTCCTCTACGACGGCGACCTGACCAAAATCCGCTTCATCAACACCGTCGCTGGCGGCAAGGTTAATGTGAGCTACTACGCATGATGAACGTCACGGGGGTTCCGCTCAACATTGCTGGCGCGGCCTCCGCGGCCGGCTACATCATCACGGCCGATGCGATCATCACCGAAAGCACGACCACCCGCACGCTGTCGGCTGCCGACAACGGCAAGATCATCTACTGCACCAACGGATCGGCTACGACCATCACTTGCGCCGCAGGGCTGGGCGCTGGCTTCTCCTGCACCATCATCCAAGGTGGGGCTGGCAAGGTCACGGTCGCCGCGGGCGGTCAGACGCTGGTGTCCTACTCCAGCCTCTTCAGCACGATGGGGCAGTACGCGGTCATTTCTCTCATCTGCCCGGTCGCCAACACGTTCGTGGCGGCGGGCAACCTCGGAGTTTAGCCTATGAGTGTAGCTCTTTCGCCCGTCGCTGGCGCCGCTGCGCAGTTTTTTGACAGCAATGGCGATCCGCTTAGTGGCGGAAAGATTTACACATATGACGCAGGATCTACCACACCGCGCGCGTCGTATACTAGCTATACGGGTGGCACCCCACACACAAACCCAATCGTTTTAGACGCCGCAGGTCGTGTACCTGGCGGCGAGGTTTGGGTTACCAACGGTGTTCAGTATAAGTTTGTCGTACGCACTTCTGACGACGTTTTGATCGGTACGTACGATAATCTTGTTTCTATAGTGACAATAGATAACAAGGCGCCTTTTGTTTCCGTAGCGGACTATGGTCCCATCAATACTGCGTCGCTTCTGGCGGCTATCTCCGCCAGCGACTACGTCTTTGTCAATAGCGGTACATACAACGGGCCTATTGACATTGCGCAGTCTAACAAGACCCTGATGATGGGCGACGATGTCGTTTTCTTCTTGCCGAACGGCACTGTAACGTCGTCCCTTGCTACCGGCCCAGCAGTCCTTCAAATCAGCGGAAATAACGTAACTATTCAGGGTGATTTTACCGTCAACGGTAATAAAGCGAACAATGATAGTTCGTCGTTCTCTTCATCCGTTCTTATCGGCAGTCTCAACATTTTAGGTGATAACTGCCAAATATATGGCACGGCTACGGTTCTCGACGCATACTACCGCGGCGTTACGGTTGGCGGCAGCCTGGTGTCTGGCGGAGAAGTGCAGGGTTTTTACGCCAACAAAATCTACGTTGCAAACGCAAACTTCTACTCAGTCATGCTGTGGTCTGTTGTCGATTGGCGTATTGAAGAAGTCCGCGCTACCACTAACGCACCGGGTACAACGCGCGATCAGCGCATTCGCACTGGGACACAGTCTTCTGCTACATCAATCTGCGGGCGCGGGTATATCGGCCTTGCGTACACCGATATAAATTGCGGATTTGTTGGAGAAGCAAAGACGATTGATGTCAGCATTGACACTGTGATGACTGGCGATGGCGGTAAACTGGAAGACTGCACTAACGTCCGCATCGGGCATTGGAACGCATATGATTGTTCTCGCGCGGCAGCACGTACTGCGTTCTTTTTAAACAACTGCGATAACTGTCATGTCGATAGCGTTATCGTAAATAGTTTTAACGATGACGGTTCAAACACTCCCGCCATTTCTTTTAATGGGACTACTTCCTGTAGTGTCGGCTCAATCGTATCTGTCGGCAATCAGACAAACACTCCTAACTCAGAACTTCGTATCCGCCAAGCTGATGGTCTTTATCTTGGTACTGTTGTCCTGCGCGATCCGGTTGGAACCTGCGAAGGGTTTTATTACGATCACGGCTATCCGACGCAGCAAGACATTATTGTTGACGATCTTATCTCGCGTGGTCATACCACTTGGGATATTGTGGTCGAGAACAGAACCCCGATTACCATTCGCAGCTTTAATTCAGATGCGCTAGTCCAATATCCGACGAACACGTACTACCCCAACATCACCGACAAAGACTTCCAAGAAATTGCCGCTTGGTCTCCAACGTATACAACGTCTGGAACTAATTTTACGTCCGTTACATACGACGGGATTACGGGCGCTAGGTACGTTAAACTTGGGAAGTTGGTGCATATATCTGGCATTCTGCGCACTGACGCTATTACGGTCGGTGGGGCTAGCGGAACGGTGTGCATCGGTAATCTACCTTTTCCGGTAAAAAATGATGGCGATGCGTATGCGGCTATTCCCTTGTCCTCGGCGAACAGTTTTGCTGGCGATGTTCCGCTGAATGGCCGCGCAGTTCCTAATACCTCTCGTATAGAACTATACTACCGCACTAGCGTTAATGGCGATGATACAGGCCTGGCCGTTTCCGACCTGAATACAGGGGCTAACTCAAACACTCTTGTTTTTGGCGGCGCTTATGAGACGGATTAAAACAGTATGATTACTCCATCTTACGCAATAACCGCTACAGAACGAGTTCTACCTCGTCTCGCGCTCAACTTTACAACTGGCGTGCTTGATCCGCGCGTGACTGTTACTCGCGCTTTGAACACCGCCACTCGCGTCAACAGCAGTGGTCTTATTGAAACAGTCAACGCTGATCTACCGCGCTTTGACTATGATCGTACAACACTAGCCCCTAAAGGTCTGCTAATTGAAGAAGCACGTACAAACTTGCTTTTGCAATCTTCAGATGCTTCTCAGTCGCCTTGGACGCCAGCGTCAGGCGGCGCGGGCGCTTTAGCGGTTGTAACTGCTGCTGCTGGGATTGCGCCTGACGGTACAAACACTGCCGTTAGAGTTCAGTTCAATTGCACAGATGCGTCTTCGTCAAGTAATCGGTCGCGTATTCAACAGTCCGTAACTGTCGTTAACGGAACTACATACGCCAAGGCGGTGTGGATAAAAGCGTATGACGAAAATAACGTAGGAAAAACCGTTCGTTTTTCTGTTGAAGGCATCGCAAATAACGTTACCCATACACTTACTAATCAGTGGGTCCGCGTTTCCGCGCCAGCCGGCGCCGCCAACACAACCGCAGCCGTTTTTATAGTTGAAACGCGCGGTACCCTTACGACCCAAACTGCTGACGTTCTTATGTGGAATGGCACGGTTGAGGCCGGGGCTTTCCTGACTAGCGACATTATTACTGGGGCAACGACAGCAACAAGAAATGCTGATGTTGCCACCATGACAGGTACTAACTTCAGCGATTGGTGGCAGGCGACGACAGGCGCCGCGGCGGCCCGTGCGCTGCCATCTACCGTATCTGGCACCCGTCCAGTTATTCAGTTTGACGATAATACCGCCGACAACTTCATTACGCTGCGCGGAAACACAACCAACCCGGAACTTTATATCAAGGCCGCCACTGACCAAGCGCAAATTGACGCCGGCACAATTTCGGCAAACACCGCATATACGCTTGCCGGAAGCTGGAACACAGACAGTTGCGCCGCCGCGCTTAACGGCGCCGTCGCAATTACGGATGCCAGCGCAACTATCCCAACGGTCACTCAAGCCCGATTGGGATCGGACGGAACAAACTATTTGAACGGCCATCTTCAGACCGTTCGATACTGGCCTCAACGCTTAATTAACGCAGAAGTACAAGCATTTAGTAAACTTTGACTACCGTAACAAAACATGTTACACATTCTTTGACGACCGTACTGGCCCGGTAGACCAGGATACCGAAAGGTGACGTGAATGAACGAGAACGAACTAGCGGGTGCGCCCGCGCCGGAACCGGAGGCCACGGCCGCCCCCGCGCCCGATGCAGACAATTCTTCGCCGGAACCGAAGCCTGCGGAGGCGCCCAAGACCTTCACACAAGAAGAGCTGGATGCCATCGTAAGCAAGCGTCTCGCAAGAGAGCAACGGAAATGGGAACGCGAGCAGAAGACCAAGGCTCCTGTCGCTCCGGCTGCCCCGCCGCCGGAACCTCTGAAGCCCGACGACTTCACCAACGCCCAGGCTTATGCCGACGCGATGGCCGAACGCAAGGCGCAGGAACTCCTCGCCAAGCGCGAAGCCGAAGCGGAACAGGCCGCGATGCTCGAAGCCTATCAGGACCGTGAAGAGGACGCCCGGAACAAGTACGACGACTTTGAACAGGTCGCCTACAACCCGAAGCTCCCCGTCACGGAAACGATGGCGCAGACCATTCAGGCCTCCGAGATCGGTCCCGACGTCATCTACTGGCTAGGGTCCAACCCCAAGGAAGCCGAACGGATTGCGCGCCTTAACCCGCTCTTGCAGGCACGGGAAATCGGAAGGATCGAGGCGAAGATCGCGTCGAACCCCCCGGCTAAAAAGACCTCAACCGCCCCGGCGCCAATTGCTCCGGTGACGGCCCGTACCGCCTCCGGTACGCCTGCATACGACACCACCGACCCGCGCTCGGTCAAGGCCATGAGCACCTCGGAATGGATCGAACAGGAAAGGCTGCGCCAGATCAAGAAGTACGAGGCACAACGTAGACGCTAGAGAAGGATTTTGTAGTCGGGGAAGTTCTCAGAGAGACACCGCTTACGAATGACAAACCGATGAATACCAGTGGCTTCCGCAGCAGCGGCAAAAGAACGGTACTCTACCCCCAACACGCTACACCGCGTGTTGCGGACGTGCTGTTCCTTACGCCGTTGCTTCGAGGCTTCCGAGTGGCCCGCACGCTTAAAGTACGGGCGTGTTCTGCCAACCAGCGCAGCCCGCTGTTTGGCCTTGGTTTCCTCGGACGTAACGCGCCCGGTGCGGTACTCCCGCAGTTTTGCGCGCGTTTCTTCGGTTCGTTCGTATTTACCAAGTCGCACCAGCATATCGGCGTGGCGGCCGATAAGATGCTCCTGCGGCGTAAGGCACCCCAGATTTTCCAGTCTGTTGTCCGTCTTGTCGCCGTTGATGTGGTGGATGTGTTTGGTCGGATCAAAGCCGTCCATCCAACACATTGCTACCACGCGGTGCAACAAGTGCTTGCTGCCAATACTCAAATATCCGTGCGGATGTTTGCTAGGGGTGTGCGGGCGGTGCTTTCTGAGAACTTTCCCGCAGCGCGAGACGGCGTAATTGTTGTTGAAAACCCGGTATTGAATACCGTCAACTTCAAAGCTAATCACGTTGTAACTCCTTTGGTTAACTACCAAATCATATCTAGCACCACTTAGAGAGAAAGTCAAACATGGCAAATTCATTGCTGACAATTGACATGATCACCCGCAAGGCGCTGGAGATCTTGGAAAACAACCTCGTCATCACCCGCAACGTCAACCGTCAGTACGACGACAGCTTCGCTGTCGAAGGTGCCAAGATCGGTTCGACCCTGCGTATCCGTCTGCCCGACCGCGCTCTGGTCACGGACGGCGCTGCTCTTCAGGTGCAGGACGACAACGAGCAGTTCACCACGCTGACGGTCAACAGCCAGAAGCACATCGGTGTGAACTTCACGTCTGCCGAACTCACCATGCAGCTTGACGACTTCGCTGATCGTGTGCTCAAGCCGCGTATCTCGCAGCTTGCGTCCTCCATCGACGCTGACGTCGCCAATGCCTACAAGGGCATCTATAGCTCTGTCGGCACCCCCGGCACGACCCCGGCCACTTCGCTCGTCCTGCTTCAGGGCCAGCAGAAGCTGAACGAGTTCGCTGCCATGATGCCGAACCGCTACGCGACCGTGAACCCGGCCGCCAACGCTGGTCTGGTCGAAGGCATGAAGGGTCTCTTCAACCCGGTTGACACCATCTCTCGTCAGTTCCGCAACGGTCTGATGGGCGAGGGCGTGCTGGGTTACGAAGAGATCAACATGTCTCAGTCCATCCAGCAGTTCACGACTGGTTCGCGCTCCGGCACGATCACGGTCGATGGCACCATGACGGTGGAAGGCTCCTCGAAGATCACCCTCAACGGCACCACGGGTCATACCCTCGCCGTCGGCGACGTCTTCACGATTGCCAACGTGTACGCGGTCAACCCGCAGACCCGTCAGTCCACTGGTTCGCTCCAGCAGTTTGTCGTCACTGCGGCCAACACCGCGGCGGGCAACAAGTTCACGGACGTCAACATCAGCCCGGCGATCTACACCGCGTCGAACGCTCTGGCCACTGTGAACAGCTTCCCGCAGAACCTCGCCACCGTCACGTTCGTCGGCGCGGCCTCGACGGCCTACCCGCAGAACCTGATCTACCACAAGGACGCCATCTCGTTCGCCACCGCGGACCTGCTGCTTCCGAACGGTGTGGACATGGCTTCCCGCCAGGTGCACAACGGCATCTCGATGCGCGTTGTCCGTCAGTATGACATCAACAACGACCGTATGCCCTGCCGTATCGACGTGCTTTACGGATATTCCGTGATCCGCGCGCCGATGGCCGTGCGTCTCTGGGGCTAACAGGTAAAGATAGGAGAATACGACAATGGCACTTCCTTCTGTTGGTGGCGGCTATCAGTTCAGCGATGGCAACGTCAATGAAGTCAAGCTTGGCACACAGGGTACTCCCGCCGCCGTTCCGGCTGGTAACGCTACCCTGACGTCTGCCCAGCTCGTCAACGGCATCATCCTCGGTTCGCCGGGGTCGAGCGCCGCTGCCTACACGCTGCCGCTGGCGGCCGATCTGGACAGCTATCTGGGCAACGCCCACAATGGCTCCAGCTTCGACTTCTCGGTGATCAACGTGGACGGCTCCAGCTCTGGCGTCATCACCATGACGACCAACACCGGCTGGTCCATCGGCACGTCTGGCTCGCAGGGCCTGATGACCATCGCTGCTACCGCTGGCACCGTGCGTCGCTTCCGCGCCCGCAAGACCGGTGACGCGGCTTGGGCGCTCTACGCGATCTCGTAAGCAACAAGGCGGGCGGTCAACCGCCCGCCTAACCCTTCAAGGAGAACCACATGCCCAATACGAAGCCTGTTGGTGTTGCCTACGAGGACCCGTACCTCGACGGCGCCACAATCGCCAACCCGGTCTACCCGGCCAAGGGCGCGGCGCTGACGGCCGCTCTGACGACCATCACGTCCACGGCTCCCGGTACGGCCGACTATGCCATTCAGGATTTGACCCAGACGACCCCGTTTGGGTTCGTGACCAAGGACGAGGGTAATTCGGTGCTGGCGGTTATCGCCAACCTCCAGACCCGCGTCGCTCAGCTTGAGAGCCGCCTTCAGGCTCTTGGCCTGATCTCGTAACCAGACAGGCGGTCTTCGGGCCGCCTGTTCCTCATAAGGAAAAACAATGGCTGAAATTTACCTGATGCACCACAAGCACGGCATCAAGATTGCCACCATGGAAATGGAAGCGCAGTACGATGAGAGCCACGGCTGGGTGCGGTTTGACCCGGAAGACCTCCATGACGAGGTCATCGAAGAGGTTGTCGAGGAGGCTGTCGAAGCTCCTGCGGCCGACTTGCCAGAGCCGGTGGTTGAGGTTAATGTGCTGTCCGAGGCTCCGCGCCGTCGCGGTCGCCCGCGCGTGACGAAGGACGAATAGCATGGCATCGGCTGGCGACATTATCAATGGCTCCCTGCGACTGATTGGTGTGCTGGCCGAAGGCGAAACGCCGTCTTCCGAGACGGCGCAGGACGCCCTGAACGCGCTAAACCAGATGATCGAGTCGTGGAATACGGAGCGCCTCGCCGTCTTCGCAACGCAGGATCAGGTTGTTAGCTGGCCGCCTGGCGCCCGTTTCCAGACGTTTGGGCCGACCGGCAACATCGTCGGCAACCGCCCGGTTTTGATCGACGACGCGACCTACTTCCGTGATCCGGCCAGCGGCATCTCCTACGGCCTGAAGCTGATCAACCAGCAGCAGTACAACGGCATCGCGGTCAAGACCGTCACGTCCACCTACCCGCAGGTGTTGTGGGTCAACATGACCTACCCGGACATCGAGATGTACGTCTATCCGGTGCCGACCAAGGTGCTGGAGTTCCATATCGTGTCGGTGCAGGAACTGAACCAGCCTGCCAATTTGGCGACCAATCTGGCCTTCCCGCCAGGCTATCTGCGCTGCTTCCGCTACAATCTGGCCTGCGAACTGGCCCCTGAGTTCGGCGTCGAGCCGTCGCGGCAGGTGTCCCGCATCGCCATGACGTCCAAGCGCAACCTGAAGCGCATCAACAACCCTGACGACATCATGGCGCTGCCCTACAGCATCGTCGGAACGCGGCAGCGCTACTCAATATTTGCCGGGAATTTCTGATGAAGTTTGCGTTTGGCATCAATATAGGCTGCGTGCGCCGCTTCGGGGGTTTCAAACAGCCCAATCCGGATCGGTTTGTAGTTGACTT